ATGACTATTAATAAAGGCATGTTTACTTCAAAAACAGACTTATGGGCTACACCGCAATATTTCTTCGATGAATTACATAAAGAATTCAATTTCGAATTAGATGTATGTGCATTAGAAGACAATGCGAAATGTGAAAAGTACTTTACTCCAGAAATGGACGGACTAAAACAGGAGTGGAACGGTACATGTTGGATGAATCCACCGTATGGACGAGGTATAGGAAAATGGGTTCAAAAAGCATACGAATCCTCATTGACAGGATCCACTGTAGTTTGTTTATTACCAGCAAGAACGGACACAAGATGGTGGCATGATTATTGTATGAATGGTGAAATACGATTAGTTAAAGGAAGGCTTAAGTTTGGCGATAGCAAGAATTCAGCACCTTTTCCTAATGCAGTAGTAATTTTCGGTGAAAAAGCAAAGAAACATACATTAATAGCTATGTAGTTTGTTATAAAAATTTCATTTTGTAGAAAAGGAAGATGTTAAATGTACTTTATTGATAAAGAAGAAGATTTAATCGGAAAAGAAATAGCTTTTACACACATGGCTCAATTTGCTGAAGCTATTACGATTGTCACAAAGGATAAGGGAATCTTTGTAGTTGAGCAATGGCGCGAAGATGATCACAGTGAAATTCATGCTTACAGTAAAGGCAACGCTAGAGCTTATATATTAAAAAAGGATTGGTTAAGAAAAACATTGCATGAAAAAGGAATAATATCTCATGAAGAAATTGAAGAGTATGAGAATCAAAGACGATTAGAACAACAAAAACAACAAGAGGAATATAAAAGAAAACGAGAAGAACAGGAAAAAATAACTTATGAACGATTGAAAGCGAAATTTGAAGTTCCTAAAAATTAAAAGAGCAGCTAGCAAAAGCTAACTGCTCGGTTCTCCAAGGGGGAACAAGGAGAAAGGCTAGGGACTTCATTAAATGGGTTTTGGCTATCGCCTATCTATATTATTGACGGAATATTGAGTTTTATTCAGGAGAGGAAGAGGGAAATGACTAAAGAACAAATATTTAAAAAAGAAATAATTAAATGGGTGAAAACCATGAATAGTGATGATCCAGAACAATTTAATTCATGTGTAATGGAATTGGAAGATATGTTGTTAGGATATATTGAGAAAAATATGGAGGTAGAGGGAAATGCATGCATCAACTAGTTTCTTATTAGCATTATCTACAAAATTACAGGAGATCGCTGATAATACAGCAGACATGGAAACAGAATCGGAATTAAATGAGCTTATTGATAAAATCAATGAAAGTATCTAAAACTCAACAAAATAATCCTTTGGATAGAAAGTGAGGTTAAAAGAATGGAAGATAACGTAAAGCTATTAGGTGCAGATGGAATGTGTGGAATGGAGTTCACAGGAAATAAGGTTAATGTTTATAACGATGCAGGATACGTATTGGAAAGTATGGCAACAAAGGAGCATGTTCAGGAAGTTATTGACTTTCTTGAAGGTTGCAAAGAACTAATGAAATAGAAAGTGAGGCTGAGAGAATGAAAGCTTTGAAGAAAAGAAAAATTCGAAAAGCAATTGCTCGTCGTGCAAAAGATGTGGAAAAGTATCAAGTGAATAAAGCTTGGAGAAATATTTTTGTACAAGCTGGTATTTTAAAGTGAATGCAAACAGAATATAGTCCGGCTAGAAAACTAGAGGACACCAATTCATGAAAGCAGCAATTATGGCTGTTTTACGAATAGGTGTCCTTTTTATTTTGAAAAGGGAGATGGGGAAATGAAGGGGTTAAAGGATCAGTTACGTGAGTGGAAAAAGCAATCGAATCAAGAGAAAAAGAAAGCTAAAAAGAAACGAAAAGAGAAGTTAAGCACTCGTGATATTGAAGGGTTAATGGGAATCCATGGTCCGCGTTATGAACGTAGACGTGGAGCTTTAAGACAAAAGTAATTCAAAAATAAAAAGGAGTGGTCTTACATGACTAAACAATTATCTTTCTTACCAAAAATTGATAGAACAGCGACACAAGAGGAATTAGAAGGTGTGTTGGAAAGCGTACGTATACATAGACAATTTGGGATGATGCGTAAAGAAATGAAAGTCACTCCTTCTTATGAAATACGTGAGCATGGTCCTACACATACAGTTGGTAAGCCATTAGAAGATGTTGCTATAGCAAATATTCAACAAAGCAAACGAGAAGAGTGGCTTGAAAGAATGTCATTACGTATTGATCAGTTTCTAAATCGATTAGGAAATGGACGTGCAGGAATTATCCAAAGGGATATTATTTATAAACGTTATTTAGAAGAAGAGGATGTATGTGATTACATGGTTTATAACGAAATAGGGATGTCAGAGCGTACTTATCGACGTTGGAAGTCTAAGGCGTTTTATAAACTTGCTTTTGCACTTGGATTAGAAGTTTACGAGACAGAAGAAACGGGAGGTAATGAATAATGAATTTCGTTCAACCAATACGTGATCCAGAGCAAATACAGCAGCTAAAAGATTATTTTAAGGAGAAGAGCTTGCGTAATTACATTCTCTTCATTATGGGAATCAATACAGGCTTAAGAATCTCGGACATTTTGAAATTGAAGGTAGGAGATGTCAAAGGTAGTCATATCTCTATGAGAGAAAAGAAGACAGGAAAACAGAAACGAATACAAATCACTGCAGCATTGAAAAGAGAGTTTAAATGGTTCATTGAAGAAAGAGAAGATGATGAGTATTTGTTACAAAGTAGACAAGGTAAGAATCGTCCTATTGGTCGTAGTATGGCATATAAGATATTAAGTGAGGCAGCGGCAGAGTTTGGATTAGATGAAATAGGAACACATACACTGAGAAAGACGTACGGGTATCATATGTACATGCAAACGAAAAACATAGCATTACTCATGGAGATATTCAATCACTCATCAGAGAAGGTCACGTTACGTTACATAGGTGTAAACCAAGATGCAATGGATAAAGCAATGACTAGGTTTAAAATCTAATCATTGCTTTTTTCTTTTTAAATTTATACAGTTACTCATAATTTTCGTACTGTGTAACTCAAAAGAGAAAGTGAAATGAAATCAATGATAGCAAGGGCTGTGGCTTATGGCTCAGTTACACACAATATAAGATATGGGTAACTCATTAGTAAAAAATAAATAAGGCTAAGAGGTAGTTAGAAAAGATAAAATAAGTGGCAGAGTCGTGACCGCTTTTTGGCAGGAAATGTGCCGGTTGTTTTGGAATCAACGTGATATATTTGTATTGTGAGAAGTGGCGGAAAACACACCTCACTATGTTGTTCTTATATTTCTAAATGGCTTCATATATGTGGCAGGATTAAAAATCTGAAACCAGCAGATGGTAACGATTAAATGCTACCACGATTAGGGAGAGCTTTTGCTCTTCTTTGAGCTAACAACATCCTAGGTAGATGGACTGATAGTGTCAGTGTCTGTCGTGCTCGTTAGCTGAGAGAAGAATAAAACTTCACATACCGTAATTAAAATGTAAATAAATAATTAATCTTAAAGCATCCATTCGGGTGCTTTTTATTTTGGAGGAGGTTTAAGGCGAATGGATATTGATATTAGTAACATATCCTTTGAATCCATTACAACATATTGTAATGGATATCAGTATAACAAACAGAGTGTAGTTACTGTGAGTTATACATTGACCAAAAGAAACAATATATTAACTGGTACATTAACATTAGGTTTTGATGAATATAAGGAACTTGCTTATAATGGTTTGCTTGCCAAGGTGAAAGAACATGTTACTTAAGATATGCAAATGTGGTAAGACTGTATCAATGGAACAAGGTATGTGTGAGGCATGTACTGTTATTGCTGAAGAACGAAGGAAGCAAAGACACAGAGATTACAAGGCGAAGCGAACAGATACGGACAACCAGAAGTTCTATAGCTCAAAGCCTTGGCTGATAACTAGAGCAGGCATAAAGGATAGAGACAATGGATTGTGTCAACTGTGTTGGAGTGAGAACAAGGTTAAACCAATGAACACAGTACATCATATTATTCCTTTAGAAGAAAATAATCGATTAGCTTTAGTAAGAAGTAATTTAATTTCGCTATGTGAGAAATGCCACCAGAAAGTTCATAAGCTGTATGACGTTAGAACGGAGAAGTTCAATATACAGAAGAAGTTAAGAAGCTTGATAGGGTAGGGGGAGGTTGAAAACTTTTCAAGGAGGGCGACGAGTCGCCGGGTGGTCTTTTTTTTCGCGAAAACTCCCTAAATGAAAATTTCGGAAAGGAGGTAGGTAGATGGCTAGACCAAGAGAACCTGTTGACTTAGTAGTTCTGAAAGGGAAAAAACATTTAACAAAAGCTGAAATTGAAGAACGGAAAGCGAAGGAAGTTAAAGCACCTCATGATAAAGTCAGAGCACCGACTTACCTTCCGAAAGATTTGAGGCGAGACTTTAAAAAGATTTCAGATGAATTAATCAGAATTGAAATTATGTCCAATCTGGATATTGATGCTTTAGCAAGATTTTTAATAGCAAGGAAAATGTATGTAGAAATTACAAATGCTATGCTTGAGCTTAGTCCATTAGAAGAAGTGGTGGATGTAAAAAAAGATCAGGAAGGTAACATCATATCTGAGAATAGGTATAACATATCTAACGAAGTTTATTCAGACTTACTTATAAATCAAGACAAACTTTTTAAACAATGTAGACAAGCTTCCAGCGATTTAGGTTTAACAATTACGTCAAGATGCAGATTAGTAGTTCCAAAACAGACTGACGAAAAACCTAAAAATAAATTTAGTAAGTTTATGTAGGTTGCTATATGAATAGAGTTACTCAATACGCTCTGGATGTATTGGAAGGTCGTGTAATCGCTGGGAATTTAGTTAAACTGTCTTGTCAAAGACATATAAATGATTTAGAAAGACAGGAAACTGAAGAGTTTCCTTTTATTTTTGATGAGGAAAAGGCAAATCTCATTGTTGATTATTCTGAAACGTTAACCATTGCTGAGGGTGACGAAGCTTTTCAATTAGAACTTGCTGATTTTCAGGCTTTTATTTTCGGATCGTTAAATGGTTGGATTCATAAAGATACTGGGTATCGAAGGTTTCGTACTAGTTATACTCAGTTAGCGAGACAAAACGGAAAATCAATGAAGAATGGTATTCTGGGCACATACTATTCAAATTTTGACGGATATAATTATGCCCAAGTTTACTGTACAGCTACAAAAGCAGATCAGGCCAAAATTGTTTTGAAAGAAATGATAAAATTCATTAATGCCGATGAAGATTTATCAGAGTTGTTTGAGATTAAAGAGTACAAAAATACAATATTAGCATTAAATACAAGCTCTGAGATTAGAGCATTAGGACGAGATACACAATCTATAGATGGGTTTCGTCCGTACTTGGGTGTTATCGATGAGTATCATGCTCATAAAGATAACCAAATGTATAAACTCCTTGAAGGTGGAACGAGTAAATTAAAGCAGTGTTTAATTAGTGTTATTACAACAGCAGGATTTGATTTGAATTCACCATGTTTCGAGTTGTATGAATACTGTTGCAATGTGCTAAAAGGCGCGTTTGAGGATGAAACTCAATTTGTTTATATTGCTCAGATGGATGAAGAAGATGATATTTGGAATCCGGAAAACTGGATAAAGGCAAATCCGCTTGTTTGTAGCACAGAGGAGGGAATTAAAACCCTTCAAACGATGGCTGTAAAAGCAAGAAATATGGGTGGATCAGAATTAAGAAACTTTATGACAAAACACCTTAATATTTGGGTGCAATTTACAGACAGCCAATATATGAATATGGAACATTGGAAAAAATGTGCTTCGGATTTAGATTTAGATGATTTCAGAGGAAAAGAGTGTTATTTAGGTCTTGATTTATCTAGTGGTGGTGATTTAACGAGTTTAGGGGCAATATTCCCGTATTTAAAAGAAGAAATGAAGAACTATTTCATTCACTCGCATAGTTTTATCCCTAAAAATCGTGTAGCAGAGCATATAAAGACTGATAATGCCCCTTATGACATTTGGATTAGAAATGGGTTGTTAACCGTTACAGAGACGTTAGGTGGTATAAAAACGGACTATAAATATATCATTGCTTATATAAAACGAATTGTAGAAGAGTATGAGTTAATTGTAAATATAATAGCATACGATCCGCACAATGCAGATGCCTTCTTAAGTGATCTTGAAGAACTAGGTTATAACAGCATTATGATTGTTCAATCAGCAAAGAATTTAAATGATGCTACAACTGATTTTAGACTAGAGGTTGAGGCGGGAAATATCCAATATAATCGTAAAAACCAATTATTAACGTGGAGTGTAGCAAACGCTAAAACAGTTTCAAATAGTTTTGGTGAAATTAAGATTGATAAGCATTTAAAGGAGAAAAGAATTGATCCGATTGACGCTATTATTGATGCATACAAGATGGCAATGAAAGGTGAAGTAGGATTAAACTTAAGCCAATACGTTACGGATGAGAATCTTGATAAATTAGGTTGGTAAAGGGGGTGAATATATGTGGAAGTGGCTCAACAAGATTAAACCAAAGAAAATTCAAAACTCCGTGGCGTTAGATTCAGAAGAGTTTTTAAAGATGTTAGGGATTGATATAGGCAGTGTCGATAAAAATAAATTAAGTGAGATTACTTATTTCACTTGTTTAAGGTTGTTATCTGAAAGTGTAGGGAAATTACCTTTGAAATTGTATAAGGATACAAATGAAGGACTTGAAAAGGCGACAGAGCATAATCTATATGCACTTTTAAAAATGCGACCTAATCCATATATGACATCAAGTACATTCTGGTCCACAGTGGAAGCGAATAAAAATCATCATGGCAATGCATATGTTTATATCAATACTGATAAAGCTCAAGTAAAAGATTTGTGGATTCTCCCAAGTGAACAAGTGCAAATTTGGATTGATAATGCTGGGATATTCCAAAAAGAAAATGCAATTTGGTATATCTGGGGAGATAATAAATCCGGTAAACAGTATAGATTCCGTTTTGATCAGATCATGCATTTTAAAACATCTCTATCTTTAGATGGAATTTCTGGGTTAGCTGTAAAGGATATATTAAAAGTATCGATTGAGAACATACAAAGTGGGGCTTTATATCTTAGTAACTATTTTTCCAATGGCTTAATGGGGAAAGCGGTTGTGCAATATACAGGTGATTTAGATCAAGAAAAAGCAAGGAAAATGGCAGCAAAGATTGAAGAGTTCAGTAATGGGCTGAAAAATGCAGGAAGAATTGTTCCTCTACCTTTAGGGTTTCAACTCACTCCATTAAATGTGAATATGGCCGATGCTCAATTCCTAGAAATCAATAAGTATACGGCGCTTCAAGTTGCCGGTGCATTTGGAATTAAGCCGGCACAAGTGAATAACTACGACAAGGGTAACTATGCAAATGTTGAAACGCAACAGCGTTCATTTTACGTAGATACCCTTTTATATATTTTGAAACATTATGAAGAAGAAATAAGCTACAAACTCCTTCTTAGTGATGAATTTCAAAGTGGTTATTGCTTTAAATTCAATGTAAATGGTATTTTACGTGCTGATTTTGCAATACAAATGGAAGGACTATCAAAAGGTGTGAATAATGCCATTTATACACCGAACGAAGCACGAGAATTTGTAGACTTGCCACGCAAAAAAGGTGGAGATGAGTTAATGTGTAATGGGAATTATATTCCACTAACTTCAGTTGGTAAAGGGGGTGAGGGAAATGGATTGGCTAAAGATTAAAAATCAGGCTGAAGATACACCATCCCTTTATTTTTATGGTGATATTGTCTCTTCTTGGTGGGGCGCTTGGGATGATGAAGATCAATACCCTGATAATGTAAGAAACATCCTCGATAGTGTGAAAGGAAAAGACTTAAATATTTATATTAACAGTGGTGGCGGATCAGTTTTTGCCGGGATGGCAATCTACAATATGATTAAACGTCATGAAGGTTACAAAACGGTTCACATTGATGGACTCGGAGGTTCAATTGCTTCAGTTATTGCGTTTGCAGGAGATAAGTTAATAGTTCCTTCTAATGCGTATCTTATGATTCATAAACCATGGAATAGCACGTATGGAAATGCGAGTGATTTCCGGAAAATGGCGGATGATTTGGACGCAATTGAGGAAGGGATTATCAATGTTTATAAGGATAATCTAAAAGAAGGCGTTGATATCGAAGTAATAAGAGAAATGGTACAAAATGAGACATGGTTAAACGGTCTGAAAGCAAGTGAGTATTTCGATATTGAAGTAGTAGCAGAAAATACAGCGGTAGCTTGTACAAGTAATCTTTTTAATGAGTATAAGCATACGCCGAAAGCTTTTAAAGAACCAAAAAAAGAACCATCTCGAAATGATGAACAAGAAAAAATTAATAAATTGCTGAGAGAGATAGATTTGATCTAACTCTTTTTTTATTGCCCAATTTTAAGGAGGAAGCAAAATGCCAAAAGAACTAAGAGAACTGTTAGCTAAGATTCAGAATAAGAAAGCAGCGGCACGAGAACTATTAGCTCAAAAAAAGCTAGAAGAAGCAGAACAACTTACAAATGAAATCAAGGATTTACAGAAGGAATTCGATATTGCTTCAGCATTATTTGAAGAAGAAGGAAATAACATTCCAAATGATCCAATTACCCAACCACAAGCAAATACAGTAAAGCCTAATGATGCATTTGTTAATGCAATGAAAGCAGCTGTTGGAAAACACAATCTTTCTGATGATGAAAAAGAAGTATTGAATGCCACTACCATGACTGAAGGTGTTCCATCTGATGGTGGTTTAACGGTACCTAAAGATATTCGTACAGCAATTAAAGAATTACGTCGCAGTGGTCCTGAAGCACTTGAAAATTATGTGAATGTCGAGCCTGTTTCTACATTAACAGGATCTAGAGTTATTGAAGTAGAGGCAGACTATATCCCGTTTGATAATGTGGATGAGGCAGCGGATTTTCCATTGATGGAAGCACCAAAGTTTGAAGATATTCAATATAACGTTAAGAAAAAAGGCGGTATCTTGAAGTTTTCAAAAGAATTACTTGCAGATACCGCGGAAAATATTCAAGCGTACATTAAAAAATGGACATATAAAAAATCTAAGGCTACTCGAAATGCCTTAATTTTAAAAGCTTTAACTGATAATTTCAGCGCTACAAAAGTAGCGGTTAAAACAGTAGACGATTTAAAAGATATTTTCAACGTAAAACTTGATCCGGCTTTTGAAACAACATCGAAGGCACTTATGAACCAAGATGCCTTTAATTATCTTGATAAGTTAAAAGATACTGATGGCAAATACATTCTTCAACCAAATCCGACAATGCCAACACAAAAGTTATTATTTGGGAAGTATCCAATTATTGTCGTGAGCAATAAAACATTGAAAACCGATGCGGTAAAGAAGACAACACCATTATATTTTGGTGATTTTAAAGAAGCTATTACTATCTTTGATAGAGAGGCTTTGTTTATCGAGTTTTCAGAGCAAGCAATGGATTTATGGGGTAAAGATTTAGTTGGTATGAAGGTGCGTGAGCGCTTAGATGTAAAAGCTGTTGATAAAAAAGCTATTGTTACTGGCGAAATCACGTTTGTTTAATAGTAGAGGGGCTCTCCCCCTCTTATGAGGAGGGGTTTTATGCTGTTAGGTTTACAATTAGCTAAAAAGTGGCTGAGATTAGAAGAAGAGGATACAGAAGAAGATGATATTTTAGGTCTTTTAATCGATAATGCTGAGATATATGTAAAAAAGGCAGTAGGTAAACATTACAATGCCACTGAAGAAAACCGAAAGCAAGCACAAAAAGTTGCTTTGGTTTTAGTCGCGAATTGGTATGACAATCGTGATTTTTCCGGTCAAGCGGATGAAAAGGTGCGCTATACCATTAAAAGTATGTTAGTACAACTTCAATTAAGTGAGGAAACAACATGAATCCGGGAAAAAGAGACAAAAGAATTGTGATTGAACATAAAACCGAAAGAAAAGACGAGGAAGGAAACGTGCTCCCGGCAGGTTGGGAAGTTTTTTCTAAAGCGTGGGCAAAGGCCGAAACTCCTGTAGGTTCAGGATTTAATTCGGAAATTTTCAAGGGGAATGCGGAGTTTGTTATTAAATTAATAAACTTTACGATTCCATATCGGAAAGGAGTTCATTCCGATATGCGTGTGCAATATCGAGGTAAGCTATTTGAAATTAAATCAGTAATCGATATTGATGAAAAGCACAAAGATATGTGCTTAATCTGTGAGGAGCGATCCAATTGGCAGAGTTAGAGGTCTTTGGAATAGAAGAATGGATTCGCGAATTAGAGAATTTAGGTCAAGACGTACCTAAAATCACAAAAGAGTCATTAAAAGCGGGCGCAGGAGTATTTAAACAGAAGCTAGAGTTTAATTCTCCAGTAGGACCTGAACCAAACCAACCAACACCAAAGCAGCCGTGGTGGGATGGTAAACATGCTAAAGACGCCATCGAAGAAGGAAAGGTTATTAAAAAGGGTGGCGCTTATTATATTGACATTGGGTGGGATAAGGCAGATCGTTCGGCTCACTTCTACATGAAGTTTCAAAACTGGGGTACAAGCAAAAATCCCAATCCTCCACATAAAGGATTTGCAGAGAAGGCACTGGTTCAGAGTGAAAAAGAGGTGTTGCAAGCAATGGAACGAGAATTTATGCGTAGGGTCACAGGACGATGAAGAATTTAAATAAAGATGTGTTCGATGTACTACGTACAGATGTAATTATTAAATCGGAGTTAGGTGGAGAGTTCATATATCAATTTGTCAAAGGAAATGACAATACAGATATATGGATCACCTTCTCGGAGTTAAATATTTCCCCGGGTGTTTATGCGGAGAATGAAGAGCAAACGTCAAACGTTATGTATCAAGTGGACATATGGTCAATGTCACCAATCAAAACGCGATTAAAAAATGCAGTCCAGGCAGCTATGAAAAAGCTGTCTTTTCAGCGTTTTAGCACATTTCCAGATTATGAAATGGATACAAGAATTTATAGATACGGATTCCGATTTTTAACAGAAATCATGAATTGAGGAGGAAAAAAATTATGGCAATGACAATAGATTTTAGAGATTTACACTATGCAACTTTAACAGAAACACCAGATGGTAAATTTACTTATGGCACACCAAAACGAATCGGTAAAACAGTTAGTGGTAAGGCATCACCTAAAGCGGAATCAGTAACTTTTTATGCTGAAGGCGGACCAGCAGCAACAGCTAGTGCATTTGGAGGAACGGAAATTGAATTAGAAGTTGATACATTACCTTTATCTGTTTATGCGGAGTTGCTAGGTAAAAAGGTTGTAAAAGGTCAAGTTGTTGATAATACAAGCGATGTACCTCCTTATGTAGCTTTACTATACCGTTTACCATATGATAACGGAAAAAACCTATATGTATGTTATTACAAAATGAAGTTTGAACTTCCAAGCGATGAGCATAAAACAGCAGAAGACAAACCGACATTCCAAAGTGCAAAAATTAAAGGTAAAGCAATCCAACGCGCTGATGGAAACTGGAGACACCGTTTGGATGAAGAGGAAGTTGGATTTGATGCAGCTGTTGCAGCGAACTGGTTTAAAGCAGTTCCAACGCCACCTGTAGTAACACCTTAATAAAATAATAATAACGGGATGGCTAATGCTGTCCCTATTTTATTTCTAGGAGGAAATCGGTTATGAAAATTACATTGCAAAATGAAGAAGGAACAAAAGATTACTATTTGCCACAGTTTATTCCTGGATCAGCTACTTTTGAAGCTTCCACATTAGCAGATGAATTACAAGCGGATCTTGTACCAAAAGAAACGATTGAAAGAGCGGCTCATTTCGTATCGCGTATTTATGGAAATCAGTTTACAGCGCAAGAGTTTGTGGATGGCACACATGTATGGTTTTTAAGTCTTACGATTCATTCCGTCTGTTTAACAATTATGGGACGTTTGAATGAAGCAATTAAGGTAATGGAAACGGTTGATGACGCGAAAAAAAAGTTAATGGAACAACTAAAAATGAATCCGAAGAAAAAACGGTCAAATACCAAGACATCGTAATCAATATTTATAACTTACTTATGGATGCAGGTATGACACAGAATCAAATTAACGAAATGGATATTGCGTTTTACTTTACCTGTTTAGCAAAAAAAGAAAAAGCAAATCGAGTGACAACAGCGAACCAAGCTCCAGCATGGTTATAAAGGTAGGTGAGAATTGAATGGCACTAGGTGATAATACAATTGGTGGTCGTGTCCGGTTGGATACAGATCAATTTGAAAACGGGATTGCAGGTATTAATCGAAGTTTAAAAAGAATCGATGCGGAATTTCGAAATACTTCAGAACAGTTACGCGGTGTGGGTTCTGAGATGGATCAGTTGGAGAATAAAGCAAATCATTTAAATCAAAAAATTGACGCGCAGACACAAAAGATGAAGCATTATGAACAAGCTTTAAGGACTTCCCAACAAAAACAACAAGAAATGCGCCAAAAATGCGAGCAATTAGCTACATCTATGCAACAGTTAGAACGAGAGATACAACAAAGTACTCAGGCATACGGGAAAAATGCCCAAGAAACAAAAGATTTACAAACTCAATATAATCAATTACAGCAAGAATACAAGCAAGGTACACAAGCTTTGCAACGATTGACAGCACAAGTTTCTCGAAATGATACAGCCTTTAATAACGCTTCAGCAGCTTTACATCGTTATCGTAATGAATTAGGTGATACAGAAGAAAGAATGGAACGGCTGGGAAACGTTTCTGGCAGATTACGAGAGCGGATGAACGAAGTTGGAAACACAATGCAAGATACTGGCTCAAGAATTAGTCAAGGATTTGGAGCAGCCGCAGTTGGTGTAGCGGCAGGTGTCGGAGCATTAGTAGTTAATGCGTCTCAATTTGAAGAAGCAAATAAGAAAGTACAAGCTGGTTTAGGATTAACGAGGGAAGAGAGCTTAAAAGTCAGCGCAGTAGCAAAAGAAGTGTGGAGAGAAGGTTATGGTGAAGATTTAGCTAGTGTCAGCGATTCTTTAGTTAAAGTAAAGCGTAATATCAAAGATATTAATGATGATGAAACATTAAAACAAGTAACCCGTGATAGTGAAATTTTAGCTGAAACGATGGAGTCTGATGTAAACGAGGTAACTCGTGGTGCAGCTCAATTAATGGGTCGATTTGGTTTATCTGGTAAACAAGCTTTTGATTTATTAGCGCAAGGTTCCGCCAAAGGATTAAATTATTCTAATGAGTTATTTGATAATTTGAGTGAATACGGTCCCTTGTTCCACGAAATGGGATTTAGCGCTGAAGAAATGTTCACCATTTTAATTAATGGTAGTCAAAATGGTGCATACAATCTCGACTATGTGAATGACGTAATGAAAGAGTTCCAAATTCGTGTGAAGGATGGTTCAAAATCTACTTCAGACGCAATGGGAGAAATGTCAAAAGGAACACAGAAAGTATGGCAAGAGTTCTTAAAGGGTAAAGGTACAGTAAAAGACGTCTTTAATGCCGTATTAAATGAATTAAAAACAAGTGACGACCAAATCAAAGTTAACCAGCTTGGAGTTTCGCTTTTCGGGACGAAATGGGAAGATCTCGAAGCAACTACTATGTTATCTCTAAACAATATGGAAACTGGTTTAGGAAATTATAGTGGTGCAATGGATAAAATGGTTGACAGTTATGATACAAGTGCAAAGCAATGGAAATCCGTAACGAGAGAACTACAAATTGCTTTAGAGCCACTTGGTAAAGTTATTTTAGATATCGCCAAACAGGCAATACCTGAATTAAAAGAATCAATTAAAGGTGTAGCTGATTGGTTTAATGGGTTGGATGATAGCTCCAAAAAAGTATACGGTACAGTATTATTATTAGCACCAGCGGTTATGGGTGTTGTGAGTGCGCTTGGGCTACTTTCTTTTGGTATCGGTGCAATTATCGCGAATCCAATTGTTGCGACAATAGGTGGGGTTGTAATTGGACTTGGTGCGTTAGGTTTTGCCTTTGCGGAAGCTGGTAAAAAGGCACAAAAAGCAGACGAAGATAGTCGTAGATTTGGTGATGGTGTAAGTGAAGGGACGAAAAAAGCTCTTGAAGGATATGTAAACCTGAAAGAGAAAGCTTTTAAAACTCTAGATGAAATACCAACTATGACAGGCGAAAAAGCAAAAGAAGCCGTACAACGAGCACATGATGAATTTGGTAAATTAGCAGACGAAGCGATTCAAGCGATTAATAAAGATAAAGGTAAGTTCCAAGCTCATTTGGATAGTTGGTTTGCTGGGGAAACAGATTCAGCTGTATTAAGAGCAAAAGAAAAAATCGTTAATGATCAAATGGAAGTATTCCGCGCACAAGAAGAAGCTGTAATTAAGGCTAACGAAAAAATCCAAAGCCTACTTACACAGTATAATGGACAGATTTACAAAATGAGTGCAGCGGATAAATCTGTATTCTTAGCAGCCTTAAAATCTATTGATGCTGAAGTTGGAAAATCAGCAGCTAAGAGTGTAGATGAGATTCAAAAAATAGGCAAAGCAATGGATAATTTCAACAAAAATACTTCTGTTGAAACCATTCAAAATAAAGTTAAAGATTTAGGGAAAGAATACACGAATTTAAGTAATGATTTAGATAAAGCAAGACAGAAAGAAATCGAGTTTGCAAAAACGAAAATAGCGGATGCAGAAGGACAAAAAGTTGCTATTGCTCAAATTAATAAGAAATACTCAGAACAATCCATTCTCTTAACAGAAGGGTATAAACAACAACTTCAACAAGCGCAAGAAGTATTGAAATCTAAAGGCGTTGAGATGGATTTAACAACTGGTATTACAAAAGCTGAGCAAGAAAGGATTACAATCCAAGGTCGAGGGTTTGGGGAGTATGTTAAGAACTCTGAAATAATTGAGAGTAAAAACGAAAATCTTTTCAAACGTCTTCAAGATCGAGCAGCTAAAGAATCTGATTTACGCAAAAAGAGTGCTGACGAAGTAAAAACATATGGAGAATCACTCATAGCTAACTCTAATAGTGTGTATGAAAGTCTATTTCAATCGACTCGCGATAAAGCTGTACAAATTGGTAGTGATATCGCTTATGCACTAGAAGACGGTACAAAAGCTGTTAATTTAGGTGAAAAAGGCGTTGTAAAAGTAGACGAATTTGTGGAAGGAATCAAAACAGGTAAATATAAAATTCAAGATGTAGCGATTGCTCTTATTAATACTATGCGTGTTGAAATGGGAAGTAAGCCATTAACGGCAGAAGGTATTAAAGTAATGACTTCTTTCGCGGAAGGTTTAAAGCAACTAAATGTTACGGATATTGCGGCTAAATTAAATATCGATCTTAAGAAAAATCTAGAGATTGATTTGGGACCACTTGGAAAGATGACGACAACACAATTTGTACAAGGTTTAAAAGAAGGCACAGTGGGTATTGACGCTGTGTTTATTTTCTTCCAACAGCATTTATCTAAATTAACGGCCACTGATTTATCTAAAGACGGAACAAAAATCATGTCTACCTTAAAAACAGGCATGGAAATGGGATTTGTTAGTATCCAAGATATATTAAAACAACTTGGTGTCAGTATTGAAGATAAAACAAAATATGATCTTGGTCCAAACGGGCAAGTAACAATTTCATCTCTTGTTCAAGGTATGCAGAATGGTCAATTTAATATTGATCAGGCACTTGAAGTTATTAGACAAATGGTTGTACAAAAAACAAATGTTGATACAACGCAGCAAGGCGCAAATATATCTCAAACAACAGCCGATGGTATTCGTCAAAATGGCGGTCAACCTGTTCAAGCAGCTAGCGAAGTTAAGCAAGGTGTAGAACAAACACTTGGTTCAACCACAGATGGAAATGGCGGAGCGATGTCCACATTGCTTATGCGACAATTTATGTCTCAAAATAAGCCTGGCATTGTTGGAGAAGCAAGTGGGATTAAACAAGGTGTAGAGCAACAATTAGGAAGTACAACGGATAATAACGGTGGTAATAATTCCACTTCTATGATGCGAAATGCGATTGCAAACAATCAAGGAAGTGTAAATGGAGCGGCCGCAGGAGTAAAACAAGGTGTACAGGTGACTTTAGGGAGCACAACAGATGGAAATGGTGGCGCGGCCTCAACTAATATCATGCAACGTATGATTAACGGAAATAGAAGTAGTGTAGTTGGTGCAGCCACAAATGTAAAACAAGGTGTCGAAGGTACTCTGGGTAATGCGACTGATGGCGGTGGCGGTTCAAAAGCGGGTAATAAGTTTGTTAATGATTTAGGGTCGAAGCGTGGGGCAGCACAAGGAAGTGGTGCGAATGTTGCTGGTGGAGGTTTAAGTGGACTTGGTTCTATTATCGCGAATTCAGTGGGACTAGCTTTCGCACAAGGATTTGCATATGGTATGGATGGAGCTTTTGGTCAAGTTAGAGCGAAAGCGGCATCATTAGCTAGCGCCGCATTCAATGCATTAACCGCTACACTTAATGTAAATTCACCATCGAGACTTGTAAGAGATAAAGGTGGTTTACCGTTTGGAGAAGGATTTGCAGTGGGTATTCAAAAGTCGACTCCAATGGCTGAAAAAGAAAGTCGCTCGCTGGCACTGAAAGCAAATAAGGCCCTTGTAAATGAATTACAATTGAATAGTAATTCAAATAGCATGACGTTTGCCGGGGTTCGTATGGCGCAAGGTATTGCTACGGGAATTAAAAGCCAATATTCTGTAGTACGAGATGCTTTGCAAGATACAGTATCGGATGCTATGGATGGTATTCGTTCTATTAAACCAGAAGAAATATTTAGTTTTAAAGGTGATGATCCACTAACAAAGTATTTTAATGCAATTTTTGAAGATGGAGATTGGCAAAACGATTGGATAACACACATTCCTGAGAGTATGCGCAAGATGGTATCGGAAATCGGGCGTCAAATGGAGCGTTTTGAAGGTCTTTCAATCAATGATTTGGGTAATCTGTCTGGATGGAGAAAAATATTATCCGATAACCCGAATGTTGTTCAATATAGACAGAGCAACAATAACCAGGATAAACCAACAAGGCAGCCGGCACAAATCGTAAATCATTTTTATAATCAAGACACATCAGAAGTGATTAGACAGCAGCAAAGAGTGTTAAATGAAGTTGCTTTCGCATGGGGAGGGACATCATGAGCAAGCGAGTGATAATTGAAAATCAAAGACTAGAAAAAGTGGAATTCGGACCATTGCTACCATATGTCCTTACTTCAATTGATCTGTCGGGAAGTGAAGCTGAATTTTCTCAAACACAAGGATATATGCAAGATGGTTTTACACCTGTTTCGGTAACGATGAAAGGGATGCAGTATCCACTTGAATTTTATATCGAAGCATCTAACGCCAAAGAATTGTTCGAACTACGCAGGAAATTAAATCGTGTGTTAAATCCAAAGGCAGGGCCATTCACAGTCACTGTACAAATGCCACATGGTACATTTCAAAACACAATTATTATTGAAAATCTACCTAAGTACAGAGTAGAAGATGAACAATTCATGATTTTACAACAAGGATTGCTTCACATTACTACACCAGACCCGTATTGGAAGAACGAAACGGATATTGAAGTACCTTTATTATCTTGGGAACCGGTATTTAGTTTCCCTTTTTCATTCCGTCCTAAAGTGCAGTTTGGGTACAAGGGGGAAAAACAGAATGTAATCAATAATGGTGATGTTGAAACGCCCGTTAAAATAGAGGTGTTTGGGCCTTGTACAAATCCAAAAATCACGAATCTTACAACGATGAAATCTGTACAAATCAATCGGGATATTCTTGCAGGAGAACGTCTTGAAATCAATACAGCATATGGTCAAAATACCGTTGAACTTGTAGGCATAGACGGAACGAAAACCAACGCATACAACTGGATTGCTTCAGGAGTGAGATTGAATGAATTTAGATTGCAAATTGGTCTAAATATTTTAGATTATAGTGCATATGCAGGTAGGGATAGCGCTACAGTTGTAATCCGTTTTAGAGAAAGATATACCGGAATATAAAATAAAAGAAAGGGGTGAGAACGCATGGCAGGTGAGCGTTCTTTTTTCTTTGATGGTGAAGATAAATTATATAATTCTCAAGATTTCGCACAATTATTTGATATGTTTTTTGGGACTGGGGTCGTAAAAGGCTATATGGACGAGTTGAGTATGGGACCGTTGACTAACGGAATGAAAGTAGTTGTAAATAAAGGATGTGCTGTGATATGCGGCAGGGGATACATTATAGATGGAGTAAAGATTTTTACTCACGACCCAGCACATACTACGCTAGATCGTATAGATCGGATTATCTTACAGTTAAATCTTGCGACTAGATCGATTAATCTTATGATAAAAAAAGGTGCTATAGCAGATGTTCCAGTGCCACCAGCTTTACAGCAAGATGACATGAACAATGGTGGGATTATCTATGAATTACCGATTGCGCAAGTTCGAATTACCAAAGGCAAGGCTTATATAGATAGTACACAAATCACAGATGATCGTAGTTTTTGTGATTTACAAGGGCAAACAGGTTTATATGCAAAAAAACAATTAGGTGTAAAAATGGTACCTAATTATTTAAATTATTGGTCGGATATGATGGTGAGTGACTACAGAAATCCTCTTAGATACTGGGTAGATGGGTACGGAGTCTATCACGTAGAGGGAACTTGTGGCGGTGGAGTTTACGGAACAAATAAAGATATTTGCAAACTACCCGTTGGGCCCTCAAAAGCTCAGGGGGTATTTGCATGGGGTTCTGATGGGAAAGCGCAATTCTTATATTTACATCCAGACGGATCCTTACGATTTACAAGTATTTTTTCGGAGACAAGTACAGTAATTATACCGGAGTTTTGTTTCAGACCATCAAGATTGTAAGGGGGTAAAACATGATTATATATACACCAGAATTAGAAAAAATCGGAGAAATTAATGATTATGAGTCGCTGACTTTTAAGAGAGTTTGGGAAGATGTTGGGACGTTTGAGTTCGAAATTCCGAATGATGCGCAATATGCAATAGCTTTATTTGACGACAATTTCATTTTAATTGATGAAAAACGCGCGGGTATTATTACTAGCTATCATATTGATAAGAATGATATAAGAACCGTTAAGGGCTATCAGATTAAGGCAATATTGAGAAATCGAATTATTATACCACCTTCTCATACAACTCATGATAGAAGGTACGCTGAGGCTGAAACGGTTATGAAACATTATGTAGATAGACATGCTGTGTATCCGTCTGATTCCGCTCGACTGATACCAAATTTAGTTTTAAAAGCAAACCAGAAACGTGGTAATTATCTTCAAGTCGAAAGCCGTCTTAAAAATTTAGCAGAACAGCTAAAGGAAATTTCTTTGGCTTCTGGATTAGGTTGGGATGTTTATTTAGATGAAGAGGCAAGGCAATTTGTGTTTGATGTACAAGCAGGGAAAAATCTGACTAGGAATCAACAGACATATCCGCCAGTTATCTTTTCAACAAGTCTAGAAAATGTCTTAGAAAGAGAATTTGAAAAAGATACATCCAGTTATAAAAACACAGCGTATGTTGGTGGGCAGGGTGAAGGTGAGGATAGACGAATTGTTGAGACGTATACAGAAGCAGCAACTGGACTTGCTCGTAAAGAAGTGTTCATCGATGCTCGAGATATAAGTAATCAAACCGAAGATAAGCAAGAGAAACCTGAATCTGAAATTATAAAGATGCTTAAAGATCGTGGGAAACAAAAATTAGAAAATGAATTTAGTAAGATTGTTTCATTTGTTTCTTATGTCACTGAAAAACCTGGAATGGAATATGAAAAGGATTGGACACTTGGGGATATCGTAACATGTGAAGATGATAAAATCGGTGTTCAAATGGATGCTAGGGTTACAGATGTGGAAGAGGTGTATCAGAACAACAAACGGGAGTTAAAAGTAACATTTGGAACAACACGTTTGGATGTAAGAAAGCTATTGCAGCGTGAATTCGCACAAATAAATAACATTATTAGAAACTAAGACCATAGTATGGGTCTTTTTTATTTTGCATAAAGGAGTGATTTTATGACATTCAAGACCTATGAAATTAACGTAGATTTAGTACATGATACATCCACAACTTGTTCCAACCGCTTTTCTCAAAATGATAGAAACTCCGCTAAATTATTAGTAACAATAACAAATAAAGGTGCGGAGCTTGATTTAAGCCAAGCAAAATCGGTGCGGATGTCATTTAGAAAACCGGATGGAACTCGTGTATTCCAAAACGATTGCCAACCGATTAATGCAATGAAGGGGAAATATCAAATTGTATTAAAGACTCAAACTTTGACTTCAGTTGGTAATGTAATTGCACAGATCCATATTGAGGAAGAGGATAGAATCCTTGATACACAAAAGTTCTTTTTTGTTGTAAATGATTCGTTGGCAAGTGATGAAGCGGTTGAGTCCACAAATGAATTTACAATTATTCAAAAAGCAATTGAGGCAGGTGAGAAACTTGAAGGTGTAGATATTAACGGGATTATTGCAGCCGGCGTAAAAGCAGATACGGCGTTACCAAAAACAGGTGGTACCATGTCGGGTAATGTAGACATGGATATTTCAGTCGGATCTAAGAGTAAAGGTTATCGTTGGAGAGATGCTACTGGAGCTTTATTCGGTTTAGAATCCGCTACAGATGGGGCACTTATCTTATATGACTACAAAAACCTTGCGAGGGTGTGGCAATATGACCCAGTGGCTAAACGATTTACAGTCTTGTCAGATACAAACCTGTTAAAAACTACAGGTGGAACGATAACAGGAACGACGATATTTGAAGCGGGTGACCTCAGATTTAAAAATACCGCTAACGATATTTTATTTCGGAACAATACATCAGGAATATTTTCATTTTATGATATTGCACAAAATCAAGTCGTATGGTCGTACAATCCTGCCACTAAAGAATTCACAGTAAACTCTGCATCCAACCTTGTAAAGAAAACAGGCGATACGATGACAGGAAATCTTGTAATGTCTAATGCGCTTGCTGAAGTCAATTTTAAGGATGATAAGTCTGAAGTAGCTATACAGAAAACATCTTCCGGTGCTATAGCGATGTGGGACAGGGTAAATCAAATAATAGCGTGGCAATACTTCCCTGCTACTAAAGAGTTTAGAGTTCCAGGGGAAACCAACCTCTTAAAGAAAACAGGGGACACAATGACAGGTAATTTTAACTTTGATGTCTCCTCAGGAGAAAAGTCTCTTGTTTGGCGAGGAGGAACTACTAATATAGGTTTCATATCAGGTAGCACTCAAAATTGGAGACTAAGAGACTGGGCTAACAGTAAAGACGTATTCTCCTATGATGGGAAAACATTTAACGTATTGGCTGACAGTAACCTTGTAACGAAAAATAAAGATGGGGTGGTCAACCTAACGTTAACGGCTGATGCTGAATTGACAGGAGCTAACGGTGTAATCGCAGTGAGAAGAGGGAACACAGTTAGTCTAAGAGCGCCTATACGGAGAAAAGCAGGAAGCGGAAATTTAGCAGTTTTATTCACGTTACCTACCGATATGCGCCCAGTAGGGTTCACCGTTCAACAAGGCATAGTATCAATTGACGGGGTATCCGCAATATTCACTGTTTCAGCCGCGGGGGAAGTAACTATTCAAAACGCTACTGCTACAGACGTGGCAGGGAAAAACTTCTATGTCACTTGTACTTACGTAGTAGATTAAGGAGGAAAGAATATGGCTAGACAATACGGATATTGTTATGACGAAAACGGAAAGTTCACTGAGATGATTCCTATTGATGAGAAACCGATTTACGAGAAACAAACATTTTACCGAGAAGAACAAAAAGAAGTTGTTACAGAAGAAAAACTTTGTGAACTTCACCAATCCATTGAGGATGGCACTTATGAGCCTCCTCTCCCTGATCCGGGTGAAGAACCTGAAGACGTGGAAGAAGCTATCCAGTTTGAAGCTACTTATTCAGAGCCAATCGACAAACATGACTGTCCTGATTGTGTAATGCATAACGTGGAATACGTACCTGTTCAAGTACCATATGAAGAGGAGGTTATTATAGGCTATGAGCCTGACATCCCTCCTAATTGTACTTTAGAAGTTTGTCCTTGGTTAGCTTACGAGCCTGTATTCAAGGAAGGTAAGTGGGTGAAAACGGTTGAGCCAAAGATAGAAGAGCCGCAACCACAAGAACCGTCTGAATTAGAAAAAATTAAGAAACAGCAGGAATTAATGCAGCAAGCTATAGATGAAATGATTATACAAAATCCAACTCCAGATGAATTAGCAGAGTTAAAGAAACGCTTGATCCTTATGCAATCGGCGATTGATGATCTCATCATTTCTAATACTCCAGAAACACTAGAAGGAGGTAGTAACTAATGGCTGAATATATGGCACAACGTATTATTGATGAAGCTTTTACGTATACGTTTATTATTATCAAAATGAAGGCGTACAAGGAGCGTATTGATAAATACCTAACTGACAATGGAAGAGCTGATTTAATTACGGATAGCGTAGTAACGGCTTATTTAGTATAAAATACGGCTTTGAGTAAAAATTCAATTCATAGATCAAGAGGAGCGATTTCGCTTCTCTTTTTATTTTGAGGAGATGATCATTGTGAAACGAATAGTAGACCAAGCAATTTATGAAAAGCATGTTAGCCAAGAAAACAAAAACCTAGTCAAAGATTTTCTAATCGAAAAGAAAGCACAAGGGAAAGCGGCAAGCACTTTAAAACAATACAATTGGGATTTACGAATTATTTTGTTTCTAATACATGAACACTTCGAAAATAAAAATCTAACTGAATTAACACGTAAAGATATTCGAAACTTATCTATTATTTTTCAAGAGCTGGGAATGTCTAATGCACGTGTGAATGGATTAATGAGTGCATTGCGTTCAGCACTTGAATTTTGTGCGGACGATGATGACTATGAGTATGAATTTAATGTAGGTTCACGGGTCCGCGGATTACCTAAGAATCCAGTCAGAGAAATCACTTTTATAACTGAAGAACAAATTGAGTGGTTAATCGATGAATTACTTAAACAAGAGAAATATATGTTAGCAACCTATTTAGCGCTTTCTTACTACAGTGCAGCAAGGAAGAATGAAGTTTACCAAGTTCAAAAAGAAGAACTAACAGAACGTTATTTTACGAATGTAGTACGTGGTAAGCGAGGTAAGAAATTCAGATTGTATTATAATCCCCGAGTACAGAAATGTATTCGTTTATATATAGAACAGCGCGGTAAAGATGCTATTCCAGATTTGTTCGTACGAGTTTATAAGAATGGTGAACGAAAACTTTTAAATAAGAGCGCATTTAATTACTGGTGCAAGATATTTTCTAAGATGTTATACGAAAAAGAAGGTAAGGAATATAAAATGAATCCTCACTGTTTTCGTCATAGCAGATTAGATAATTTAAAAGTGCAAGGTGTACCACTCGAAAAATTAAAATCACTTGCAAATCATTCGGATATTTCGACAACACAATCCTATTTAAAAGATAGGAGTGAGGAAGATATTGCAGATATTTTCGGAATGGATCCAAGTTGCTTTGCAGCTTAAAAGGAGGCTTAATAAATGCCAGAACAAAAACATGATGACTTTAAGGAATTATTAGTTGGATTAACAAGGGTGGAAACAAAGTTAGATACGCTTGGTAACGTTAAGGATGTTGCAATTGAAGCGCAGCAGTCAGCGAAAAGTGCTCATTTGAGGATTGATCGATTAGATAAATTCGTATTTTGGATTGGTACTACAGTAGTTGGAGCTATTATCACTGGTGGGATAATGGCTCTTTTTAAATTCGCAGGGAAGTGATCGTATATACGGTCACTTTTTTTATTGAAAGGAGGTGAGGTTATGAAAAACTTTGATGCAGCTTCAATTAGTCGTTATGTCGTATTAGTAATCGCTGTGATTAACAGTGTTTTGAATCTTATTGGGTACCAAACGATTGATGACAAAATTACAAACGATTTAGTGGCAGTAATTACAGGAGCTTTCACTCTATATATGGCATGGAAGAATAACTATTTAAGCAATAAAGGATTACAACAAAAAGATGTATTACAAAAAAATAACTTACACTAAAAGGAGATGTTGAATAATGGGTTGTTTCGCAGGATCAGGTGGTCACAATAGTATCGTACAAGGTGCAAATAGCGCTTATGGGAAAGAACATGTGGAGGATAGAAGGTTTCTTGACGCAGTTGCTAAATATGTACAATCAGCAGGATGGGATTATGTGAACTGTTCTGACGAAGTAGGAACGACAAAATACGATGTTTGGAATAATGCAGCAAATAACCACTTACGAGTTAAAGATAGTGATGTAGATTTACAGTTCCATTTAAATGCCACTCCAGGCGGTACAGGTTGTGAAGTGTGGTTACATCCTTCATACGGTAATAGAGAATTAGCAGCTAAAATTTCAAAAGCGATGGCCGATGCATTTGGATTAAGAGATAGAGGAATTAAGTTTTCAACAGAATTAGGTTGGATTAATAAAACGAAGACCGGACTACTTCCAGAAATCTGCTTTATTGATAATGAAACAGATATGCAAAAATACCGTGCTAACTTTGACAAGGCAGCTAAAGCGGTAGCTGAGGTTATTGTTGGCAAAACAATTCAATCAAGTACAAATAACAGAGAGGTGGAGATTACAGTGAATAAATTTAGCAAAGTTGTTACGTATGAGTTTGGTACAGCGTTAGTACCTGAGATGTTAGGAATGATGGATGCCCTAGGTTATGAATCTCGTATTATCTCATATGGAGATAAACAAGGATTAGTTAGATTTGAAACAGCATTTCGCCAAGGGAATGAACTAGATCGAGCAACAGCATGGTTAGATGCGAAAGGACTTAAATACTTCTATACAAAAGAATAGTTTTATAAAAAAAGAGCCGTTGTTGAGCGGCTCTTTTTTTATTTGCCCTCATAATCATCTTCAATCCAAATATCTTCTAAACGCATATCCAACACTTTAGCTATTCGATACGCAACAGGTAAGGTAGGTAATCCACCTTTAACTAAAGCTGACATCGTCGAGCTTGCGATGTTTGCTTTTTTTGCTACAAAACTATATTTCATTCCTCGGTTATCTAAAATTTCTTTTAAACGGCTTTTCATGTTACCACCTCTTTTATGTTTGTCTTTTGTATTTTTTCTCGTAGGACAGGCAAATTCCTTCATTCTAGTTCATATACCTATATCAAGACCACGAGGAATACCAAGTGGAACTAAGGGCATCAAGAGGGGAGAGGATTACATGCGTTGGCAGTACAATCATCTGAACACAACTCCATATCTTCATCCGTCAAAAGAATTACGCTCGATGTACAATGAATCCAGATCAAGAGCAGAAACGGAATCAATTATGAATCATATGAAAAATCATGAAGTGTTTAATAACAAGGAATATAAAAGATATTTCAGTTTATCCCAGGTTATTGAAGAGGATCTATATGGTGAGGAAGAAGATATTTTAAATTGGGAAACTTTAATGGAATGTTATGATGCAGTCCTTACAAGAAAAGGTATTATATTTCGTGAAAAAGAAGAGGAGGAATAGGCATGACACTCGCAGGAGAAGCGGTAGTTATTTGGACGGCAACAGGTTTGTCAGTAGTTGGAATGAAGGTAGCAGAAAAAATGGGGAAGAATGTTCCTCATTGGCTTCCACGTATTACTTTGTACACAACGCTCACGGGCTCGTTCTTATATCTTCTACGTTATGTTCTGGTTATGTTTCTATGAAGGAATACAATATGGAAGGGTGGGACAACAGAGAAGGTATAATGAAAGACTTGTCCCGTCATATTCCAAAAGAGTGCAATGATATCCTTATAGGATATTTAAGGGGGAAATGTTTATGTTGGAGTTACTACTGGTTCCCACGGCAGCGCTAACTTATGCATTAGTAAGTGATAAGTTCAAACGAAAAGATGATGATAAAAAGAAAATCCAAGTCTTTTTTGAGGTGAGCGGGATTGCTATTAAAAGGGAAGATAAGTTGCATTATCCTAAGTTTCAAAAACAAATTGATGATGAGCGCAGCACAACATATATTTACACTTTACCTGTAGGTATGCCTAGCAAAATTATTCAAAAGGTTGAGGACGTTGTGAGTGAGGGATTAAACAAACCTGTTCGGATCCATTACGATAATTATAAATTAAGCATTCGAGTATTTCATAAAGACATACCTAATAAGTGGAGATGGTCCGAAACATTAGTCGAACAAGGGAAATGGCTTGTACCTATAGGGCAAAGCTTAGAAGAATTAATTTATCATGATTTTGATAAAACTCCACACATGACTTTAGGTGGTTTAACACGTATGGGGAAAACCGTATTTTTAAAGAATGTAATGACATCTCTTATTACAGCACAATCAGACCATACGCATTTATACATTGTTGATTTAAAAGGTGGATTAGAATTCGGGCCATATCAAAATTTAAAGCAAGTTGAATCTATAGCAGAAAAGCCGATTCAAGCGTTTCAAGTTTTAAATACAATTCTTGAAAAGATGGAAGAAAAAATGTGCTATATGAAGGAAAGGCACTATACAAACGTTGTGGAAACAAATATAAAAGAACGACATTTTATCATAGTTGATGAAGGTGCTGAACTTTGCCCAGATAAAAGTATGAGTAAAGAGCAGCAAAAATTATTAGTGGCTTGTCAGAGAATGCTTTCTTATATAGCAAGGATTGGAGGGGCGCTTGGGTTCAGACTAATTTTTTGTACACAGTATCCAACAGGAGATACATTACCGCGGCAAGTTAAGCAAAATTCAGATGCAAAGCTTGGATTTAGATTACCAACACAAACGGCTTCTCAAGTGGTTATAGATGAATGTGGTTTGGAATCGATTAAAAGTATACCTGGACGCGCTTTGTTTAAAACGGATCGATTAACAGAAATTCAAGTACCTTATATTTCTAATGAAACGATGTGGAATGTACTAAAACAATACGAGGTGGAGAAACATGAACATACAAACACACATCAAATTGAATCGTCAGATGATGATTCTGACCTCGATTAGAAAGCTTAAATTTGCTACACGTAGGCATTTAATGGCTATACATGATTTAGGTGGCATAAGAAATGCAAACCGTATATTAAAGGATTTAAGCGCATTTGTTAACAGTACCGTGTACAAAAAAGAATATGTATATTACTTAAATAAAAAAGGGCGCGCACTATTCGATGATACAGAAAAAATAGTACCAACAATTCGATTAGCGCATAGCCTTATGAGAAATGAAGCGTGGCTCTATCTGTTTTGTCCGGATGACTGGCAGATAGAAACACCTATACGTTATAAAATAGATGATAAAAAGAAGACAATTATTCCAGATGTAAAATTCCGAGATGAAGAAGGAATATTAAATGCTGTTGAAATAGATCGGACACAGATGATGAATATAAACAGCGAGAAAATGAAAAGGTATGGTGAGTTTACAACTTACTACAAAAATAAATATAAGGGTAAAATACCAATCGTTCATTTTTTTACAGTAACGGAATACAGACAAAAAACTTTAGAGCAATTCGCAATGAATAATGGTGTTTACGTGAAGGTGTATATTGTCCCAGAATTTCAATAA